GGGGCAGTTGCCATCGGGGCAGGTGGCCGGCGAAGCCTTCGCCCTCTCGGCCACGCACCGCTGGCAGGGGCACTTGCACGGGGCCACGATCTTGCCGTCCGGCTTCCAGATGCCCTTCACGCACGTCCCACCGCAGTCGCACGCGGCGGGAGCCGGGCCGGGCTGCGGCTCGGCCTCGACGAGCAGCGATGCCCTCGCGGCGGCCACGGCCGCCGCGGCCTTGGCCGGCTCCTGGTCGATGGCGACCGGGTCGGCGGATAGCCAGACGAGGATCGCGATAAGCCACTGCCAGAGCGTTGTCATCGGTGTCGGTGATCCGTGAGGAACCAAAGCAGGTAGGCACACACAACGAGCGTGAACAATTCGCTCACCAGCCCCTCGCGTTGTCGAGCCGTGGGTAGCCGTCGGCCCCGATCTCCGCGTGAACGATCCGGTGGTCCGGCTGCGGGCCGGTTGGCGTCGGCTCGGCCGCCAGAGCCACCCACAGGAGATTCTTGGCGACGCGGGCGAAGAACCGGGCGACCGGGCGATTCGGGGCAGGGGCCGCCGATGCCGACGACGCCATGTAGTAGCCGATGCCGCAGGCGAGCACGAGCAGGAACAGGTGGGAGCGGTCGAGCTTCATCGAAATACCTCAGAACGCCAGGGAGTGATCGCCGGCAGTGTTGCCGGGGTTTGCGGGGGCCGGGGCCGGCTGCAGGAATCCGCCGTTGTCGAGGTCTCGCCAGCCGAATCCGCTGACGCCGCCGATGGCCCATGTGTCGCTACGAATCATCCGCTCAATCACAGAGCGGCGGGCGAGAAATGCACCGTCCGGCAGGTCGGCCGGAAACTTGCCGCCCTCGTATCGGCACCACCTCGGCCCCCAGCTATTCAGCACGACCGCGAGATCGTCGGGATTGCCGTTCTTCTTGTGCAAAATCCCGCAGATCATCATTTGGTGCTGCCATGTCCCACTAGCCTCGGCGATGCCGCCTTTGGCGACCATTTCGAAGCCTTGCGAGCTGGCGACAGTGCAAGGGAACCCCGCCTCCAATGCGGCGGCCAGCTCGTCCCATGTCTCAATCTTCACCACATGCTTGCATGGGTGCTTCTTCGCGAGCTTGTCGAGCCGGTAGTTGTCACCCTGCCCGCCAGCACCGTAGGCACCCTCGTGCTTCTCACGCTTGGCGTCGTAGCGGGTGTAGTCGAAGATGCCAGGGTACGGCTGGCGGTAGATGACGCCCCAATCGCGGAGCCAGCGGGCCGCCGCCGCTCCAAACGATCCATCGCTCCATCCGCCGACGGGCTGCGATCCGTCATACCCTTCGGCGTTGCTCCGACGCGCTTCTACGCGAGATCCTCCATACAGCGGTTCCGTTGCTGGAAGCAGCGGCGGCTCGGCCAGCTCGCCAATCTTCCATGACACGCTCTCGGCGCAATAGACCGCGTGCATGGCCCCCCATGCGACGCAACTTCCGTTGAGCTGCCTGTCGACAACGAAATCCGATCCGTACCTGGCACGATGCGCCGCGAACATCGCCCGGTAGAGAAGCGTGTCGACGCCTTTTGCCTTTTCCATGCACTCCGCGCCGGCCTGCATGAATCGAGGCTGCGGTAATTCCGCAACGAATCTCCGCACGCCCTCCGGGTCCGGCCGGTAGCCGTAGTCGCCGTCGGCAAAGAAGCCGCCGCCGGCCATAGGCCGACGCTGCGACTCCATCCACGCCGCGGCGGCCAGGCCAAGGAGCAGAACGACGGCGAAGAACCGCCAGACCTTACCGGCTTGCATTAGCGGCGGCCCTCGCGACTTCTCGGAACGCTGTCACCCACGCCGCCCGGCTCTGCGGCGTCAGCGGCCCGCCGCTCGTGCCCGCCTCGCGGTCGAGGTAGTCCTTGATCGCCGCCCGGGCTCGCGGATGCTTCTCGCCCAGCGACACGCCACGGCATCGCAGCTCGCGGGCTCGCACGCGAACGTCGTCGATCGCAACGCCGGTGCGGATGAGCGGCTCCGGCTGCATGCCGTCCCACTCGATTTCGCTCGCCAGCTCGTCGAGCAGGGCCGACGTGGTCGCCGCGTCCGCCGAGGCGTCCGGCCCGACGAACGCCCCGCGGAGGCTGAACGCCGCCGGGTCCGGCGGGGCAGGGGTGGGCTCGGCGTCCCGCGGCAGTGAACCCCAGTAGGACACGCCAGCGGCCACGAGCAGGCCCGCCACGGCCACCTGCCGCCACCCGATCGCCTTGGCCGCATCGGACTCGGCGAGTTGCCTTACCCGCTCGAGCAGCCAATCCCGGCCGATGAAGGCCGCGGCAGCGGCCAGGAGAATTGCGGTCAGCATTAGGCGACCCTCACGAGGGGCAGGAGTTGCTCGATCGCCCCGGCCGCCAGGGCCAGCACGAGGGAACGGACGGCGGGCCGGGCGAAGATCCAGATCGGGTAGACGGCGACCGGCACCGCCTTGTCGGCCACCGCGTCGAACAGCCTGCCAACCGCGTCGAGGACGGCCGCCTTCTTCTCCGCGCCGCTGAGTTGCCGCACGTCGTCGTAGAGCGACACCGACAGTTTCAGCAGGGCCACGAGCAGCTCGCCGAACTCGGCCCACGTCAGGCCGTCCGCCGAGGCCGAGCGGGCCGCCGTGACGAATGCGTCGATCTTCGTGAGCACGCCGCCGCCGGCGTTCTCCGCGACCGCCTTGGTCTGCTCAGCTATGGGGCTCATCGCGTGCCTGCTCGAGGAACTTCCGAACCTGCTCGACCGTCAACCCGTGCTTGATCGCGAGGTATTCCAAATCGCTGAGCGACCCGGGCCGCTTGCTTGTGATGCAACCAATCCCGACGTGCCGCGGCGATTGGTAATGCACATGCGTCCCGCCCTCGCCGGGTGGCGCCAGTGCTTCACGCCCGCGGGCCGTCTGCCGAAAAAGTGCCTCGTCGATCCGTGCCCGCTGGGTCACTCGTCACCTACTACCATTGTACGTTTGTCCACCTGTCACCACGGCCGCGGAATCCCCGCAGATTGCCGCCCGTGCTTCACTTCCTCGCGAGTGCCTCGATCACCGCCTCGCGGGTCTGCTCCGGCCGGCCGCTGTTGTCGATCCACCAATCGACGAGTGCCTCGGGCAGCCCGGCCTCGCTCTCGTGGTCCGGCACGTCCACCATCGGGCAGCGGTCAACGAACCAGACCTCGCCGCCGTGGCTGCGGATCCACTCGGCCTCGTTGGGGAACCGCACGTCACAGATCACCACCGTCGCCGCCCCAGCCTCGGCCCACGCCCGGCAACGACGCTCCGCGATCTGGAGCCAGATGTCGGAGGCGACGAGCGTGCGGCCCCAATCGGTGCCTAATGTCTGAAGCATCTGCCGTGGCGACTTGCCCAGCCACTCGAGCGGCTGTTCCTTGACGGGCCGGTGCCGCAGGAGCGGCTCGGGGATGCCGAGCATGACGGACAGGGCCGCGTAGAGCGGGTCGGCGAGCTGCGTGACGACGGCATCGGGGATCATGCTGGCGACGAGATTCTTCCCACACCCGGCCGGGCCTGTCAGGCCAATGAGCCGTGGCATGCCGCCTGGTCGGATCCATTCCGAATACGGGTCGGCGTGGTCGGCCGGCTGAGCCTCAATCGCTCTAACCGCGATCGGCTCTGGCCGCTCCTCGCCGCTCACCTGCCGACGGATCCGCGCCGCCTTCTCCCTCGCCGCTCCCCAAATCGCCTCGAGCTGCTCCGGCGGAAGCGACGCCGCGACGGGCTGTACCTGGAACTCGGCCGGACGCTGCGACTCGGCGGGCCTGAAGGAGCAACTACCGAATTTTTCCCGGTAGTCGGCAGGCACATCGGCCGGAAGGGCCACAAGCTCGTCGACGGCCTTCGCTCCCAGCCTCGCCTCGACCGCGGCCCGGAGTGCCGCGTTTTCCGATTCCAGTTGCTCAATCGTGCTCACCAATTCCCGCCTTTCAAGTTGGAGTCGCCGCGAATCCGCCGCTAATGCACCCGCCGTACCGGTCCACGATCCCATGTGCCGCCGCGCTCGCCGCTCGCAGTCAGCGAGGTAGTCGTCGTCGAGCCTCACGCCCGCCTCCGCAGGTCTTCGTCGCAAAACAGCGGGTAGGCCTTCGTGACCTCGTTGCGGCCGTGGTCGATCACGACGAGCCCTTGGCATGGCCGCTCGTTGCTGTTCGCCTTGATGAAGACGGCGTAGGGCGAGTAGCCGATCACGCTGCCGTTGCTGACGTAGCGCCCCCCGCGGAGCCATCCCCAGGTGTGGTAGTGCCCGAAGATCGTCAGGTCGGCCCGCCGGCTCACGTCCCATGCGGCGATCGCCTTTGATGCCGGCAGGGCGAGCCCGTAGACGCCCCCGGCATAGCGGATACTGTGACCATGGGTCGTCCGCAGCATGAACCCGTCCAGGTCGACGTAGCCCAGGTGCCCGGTCGCGATCTGCCACTCCACGTTCGCGTTCCGCTCCTCGCGGGCGAGCGTGTGGTACATGAGCTGCTCCCACGAGAAGCGGAACGCGAACGTG